AGATAATAATAATAAAATATTGATGACTCAACAATATAACCAAACTGCACTTGAAATTGATGCTGAAAATACAGATGCAACTGGCGTTTTGATGACTTTTGGAAGTATGAGTACTGGATATGGTTTAAGAGTTCTATCCAGTAGTGGAGTTGGTACGAATTTGACTACAGGAACATTACTTGACGTTTACAGTAAAGATAGCAATAATTCTTCTCGGAACTTAATGAGAATTGTTAATGATAATGGGGGAGCAACAGGCACGAATTGTTTGAAAATTCATAATGATGCTGTTTCAACAGATTTATTTTTTGATCATAATGGAGCAGATGGTGCATCTATTTATATAGATTCAGAAACTACAACAGACTCTATAATTTATTTTGCAGACCCAGTTCTTACAACTGGTTATGGGCTTAGAATGGCAAACATGGACTCTCTGACTACAGGGAGTGCTATTTTAATTGAATCAGATAGTAGTGATAATAGCACTCGAAATCTTGTCAAAATCGTCAATGATAATGCAAGTGCAGACAATGCGGTTTGTCTTTTTCTTCACCAAGATGGTGCAGATATGATTCTCGAAACAAGTCTGGGCGGTGGTATTGATACCAATGGAGCATATTCTGCGAGTTCTGATGTGCTTCGCAAAAAGGACATTGTAGATTTACCTTATGGACTTGCTGAGGTACTGCAATTACAGCCACGAAAATATAAGTATAAAAAGAAAGATATTGATGGAATAGGCTTCGTCGCTCAGGAATTAGAAAAAATAATTCCAGAAGTTGTGTCTGGCAGTGATGCTATCATTGAGGATGTGCTGAAAAAAGAAGCTGTTGAGGCTGTTGAAGCAGTTGAATATGTCGCTCCAACGTATTGGGAAGAAGGCGATGATTTACCAGATGGTGTTCGTGTTAACGATATTAAAACAGCCGAAGTTGAAGCGGTTGAAGCTGTTGAAGCTCAAGAGGCGGTCATTGAAAAAGATGTTATCACAGGTGGTAAAAGTGTGGCATATGGAGAGTTGGTTTCAGTTTTAGTTAAAGCAATTCAAGAGTTAGAAGCTCGTGTAAAAGTTTTAGAAAGTTAAATAAAAGGAATGAAAATGGCAAAAAATAAAAAAGAGCCAGAAGTAAAGACTCTTGAAATTCTTGGCGTTACCTACAATGAAAAAGAGCTTAATGAAATGTCGCAAGAGGTGAGAGCTATGTTGGCTCACAGGCAAGATTTAGTCAATAAAATTCAGAAAGCTAATTTTAATTTAGTTCAAATGCAATTTGGGTTAAAGGCTTTTGAGGAAAGGTTACTAAAACATGGTATTGGTAAAGAGCAAAAAACTACATAGAAAGCATGAAAACACTTCTAGTTCTTATGACATTCCAGTTGATTACAAGCTGTACAAGTCAAGATTGGATCGTCGGAAATCTACCTCTTACACCACAGGATTCTGTTTTAAACGAGGTATTTACAGAAGTAACGGATCGTGATTCAATTACTCATTGGTATTATGGTTATATATCTGATTATAATAATTGGTGTTATAAGCATACTATGTGGGAAACAATTAAACCTTTTAATGAGTTATAAAAATGACTGAGTTAGCTGATTTATATTTACAAATTGGGAGTGCTGGTTTTATAGCAGTTTTATTAGGTTTTATGATTTGGAATTTAATTCAAAGTCAAAAAGAACAATCTGAAGATTTAGAAGATATAAAACAATCAATTCATAAAATGGAATCTGTAATTGACTCTGCAATGCAAATCAATGTCAAGTTGATCGATCGCATGAATCGTAGTGATGAAAAGCGAGAAGAATTTTGGAGAGAGCTTTCAGATGATTTGGCATTTTTAAAAGGTAGAATTAATGGGCATGGCAGTAGATAATGTCAACTAATCAAGATACGTATGCAATGCTAGTTAAGTTAGATGAGCGTCAAAAAACATTGTTTAATATGGTGAGCAGAGTCGAAAAACATTTAGAAAAATTAAATGGAAAGGTTAGCGAACACGACCGCACACTTGCTAAAGTGCAAGTTTATGGTACAATTGCATTAGTGACTTTTCCTGTGATCGTTAATGTAATTATGGAGATATTATGAACGCAGTAATTCAAGCTATGAAAGATAAGGCAATTGAGCATGCTATGAGTCTTGCTGAATCACAAGCAGATGCAATGCAGACTGGTGTGGTAGCATGGCTTAAAAGTGATGAATTTGAAACATTATTAGCGGAAAAAATGGATCGTGCTATTAATGTGCCATTCACTAGTGATCAAAAAGAAGAAAAGATGTTTCGTGAACTCGCTGACATTATCCAAAATATTATTGCTGGGTTTGTTGGATCAATCAAGATTAAATAATGCCATACGGAAAAGGAACATATAAAAAAGCTGGAAGGCCAAAAAAGAAAAAAGTTAAGAAAGTGAAAAAGCGTGGTAGATAAAAAACAAATGCGTGGCATCATTAATGATGTGTTGCAAAAACTTGGTGAAAAGTATGCTGATCCAAAGGCATTAGACTTAGTTTATAATACTGGATTAGTTGAATCTAAGTACGTTTATTTAAAGCAAATTAAAGGCCCAGCAGTTGGTTTTTTTCAGTGTGAACCTCACAATGCTGTAGATGTGTGTGCTAACTACTTAGCATTTCGTGATTTTTTATTAAAGGAAGTTGCATCAGTTTGTATGTTAAGCTGGAAATATTTTTTAAATCCAGATGAAGAGACATGGCGTTATATCTTAACCACAAATGTAGCTGCACAGATAGTTTTTTGCAGATTACACTACAGACGTGTGCCCAAGCCATTACCGCGCACGATTAAAGAACAGGCTTTACAATGGAAGAAATATTATAACACAGCAAAAGGCAAGGGTACGCCAGAACATTTTATTGAAATTGTAAGTAAATATGGATGATGCTCAACAAATTGACAGATTAATTGAAGTAATGCAAGAATTACAAGTTTTAGTAGAGGAACTAAATGTTAAGCATACTGATCCAGATATAATTATTAGTATGATTGTAGCATTAATTACAACTACGCAAGTACCTAATGTCACTATTTTGCCAAATATAAAAGACGAGGTTGCATTCGCATGAGTTATTTAACAGCATTTTGTAATAATAGTACCGATCTTCAGGCAGTAGTTGGGGATATTGATAAATTTGATCGCAAACGTGTATTAGCATCTAATTGGTCCACTACTGCAACTAGTAATTTATATTCTTTATCTGGCACTGGATATGTATCACAAGCGTTTGTAGACCAAGCAGAAGTCACTATGGTAACCGACACACCTAATGCAAATGGTGAAGCACAGTACGTCGCATCTACAGACACATTGCAGTATTTTGTTACATCATCTAGTGTGAGTGCTTTAAATAATGCAGTTGTGGAAGCTGGGCAAGATTGGGATGGTTTAAAGACCACAGTGTGTAAAGAACAAGCAGACTTTATGCGCTCGTATCTTAATAGACCAATCTATAAAAGAAATAATAGCAATTATCAAGGTGCATCAGATCGCAGTTATGACTTTGTAGTAATTCGCTGCAATGCAATTCTAGCTTGTGCAGATTTACTGCGTAGCCATAATCCAGAAAAAGCATTAGAACTAGAAGAGTTAGCATTAGGTGATAATGGTATGCTTACCAGGTTGAAGCGTAAAGAGTTGGTAATGTGGAATGAAACTAGTTACAGAAGTGAATCTGGAGTGATTTCTGAAATTGCATTAAATGGATCATCAACAGGTTATATTGAAGATGTCAAACTGCATAAACCGCCAAGTGTTGATTATGATGAGGTCAGGGTAGTTATCTCTACTGGTGGCAGTTTTAGTGTCGGTTCTGCAAGTAATGTAAAGTACGATGTGTATACAAAGAATGACCAAGGCTTAAAAATGCACAAAGTCTTAGATGCAGAAGTAATGAATGGTGATTACCAGGCATTAGCATATGGTGCAGAAATTCGTTTTCAAGCTGGATCATATACAGCATCAGACGAGTGGTCCATAACGTTTCAAAGTGATAGTATACCAATTGGCAGTGTTAAGTCTGGGCAACTATACAGATGATGTCATCGAAAGGACTATAAGTAGATGGCAATTACATTTGAAAACGTCATCTTTGACAAAGTTATTGACAATTTACATACTATTATTGCAGACGAATTTTCTATTCCAGTGCTGTATGATATACTTGCTGATAGAGGTAATCAAAGTTTTCTAATTACGCCAGTCAATGATGAGTATGTAGAAGAAATTAATATTGGTCAAGTTAGAAACTATACTGTCAATGTGAATTATCAGATTGATTTTGCTGGTAACTACACAAAAAACAGTATTAAACAAGTGGCATTAATTGCAGAAAGATTTAAAAGACTTATGTACAACAATAGAAATTACAGCGTAAGTGGAACAAGACAGTTTTACAACGCTGTGGTAGAAAGTATTGAGTATGGTAGAGATGAAGAAAATCCTGAATTACTTAATGCAGATATGGCTACAACAATGTCAGTAATGGAGATTGTATCGTGAAAGTAAAAGCAAAAGAATCGTACAAAAAATTATCAGATGATAAAAACATGTGTGCATTTTGGAGTCCAGCAAAGCATACGCGCTTAATGAATGGAGAAGTAGTAAATATAGATACCATACCAAAATCACTAGAAACGCATTTAGAAAGCGCAGAAGCAAAAAAGGAAGTTAAATAATGGCTGAAACAAATTTTCAATCTAGATCAAATATATCGGTTGGCATAGGTACAAAAGGCAGTAATGTCAATCTAGGAACATCCCACGCTGCTGGTGATACATGGGATTTTTTACAAGTAATCGATTTTAATGTACAACATGCTGGTGCTACTTTAGATATTGCACCAAATAAGTCTGGTATTTTTGGACAACTAGAAAGTCAAGGTCATCACAGACCAGATACTATGATGTACGAAACTACATTAACTATGCGCGGTACACCAACCGCAGTATTAAAATCATGCCTATCTTTGTTTGGCGATGGAGGTTCTGAAGCAGAGTTGACTCCAGCCACAAATACTGGTACAATGAAACATGGTACTGGAACACAGACTGCGGTTACATTATTATTTAAAAATGGTGGCTCTGACGCATCCAATATTAGTTCAGTTATGGTTGGATGTTATTGCACTAGCATGACACTTCGAGAAGATGTAGGAACAAATGGTGGAGAAATGGTAGTAGAATCAACTTTTGTTACTGGCTATAGACCAGTAGAAAACACGTTAGCAGCGAGTAGTGAAACAGCAGATACTAGCGCACCAAAAAACATTTTTTCACTTAGCACACAGACGCTAAATAGTCAGCCGTTAGTATTAAATTCATGGGAAATTAACATCACTAGACCATTAGCGAGAGTTGGTTACATTGATACAACAGATTATAATCCATATGGTTATGTACAAAATGGTCCATATGAAGTAACTGGTAATTTATTGGTTAAACGTGATGATACGATAGAAGATTTAGCAACACAGCTTAAAGGTAATAGTGCTGGTATTGCAATTGCATTAGCAGAATCGTCTGGTTTTACAATTGATATTCCAGATGCAATGATAGATAATTCTCAACCAGAAAGTGGAGATTATATGTTACAAAGTATTCCATTTAGAGCATTTGCAGCTAGTGAAACTGCCAAAATAATTGGTATCACGATCGCGTAGGACTGAAACTTTATATGCGAGAGATACATGACAGTAAAAACAGATCATGGCACATTTGATGTCACTGATATAACTTTTAAAGCAAGGCGCGAATTACATAGATTAGAGATTAAAGCAGTAGGACTAGATGGTTCAGTAGATACTGCAAAATTCTTTGATGTAATTGATTGGGTACTAAACTATGCTTTCAATGATCCAGAAAAACAACTAGCCAAGTTAGATGACAATGCGATTGATGAGGTCTTAATGCAAGTATATAACCAATACAAAGAGCCATCTAAAAAAAAGTAATTATGCACCGGGTTGCCACTTGGATGTTTTATAAGCAACAACCATCACGCAACTTGGTGTTTCCATACGAAGCACAATCCCCAACGTTAAAGAAGTCTATTACATACACAGAGGAAGAACTGTGGAGTGAAATAGATCGTGCATTAAAAGAAGATAAGGAACACAAGTTTACTCCTGGGGCAAATCTTTATTACAATTTAGTGTTTTGTGCTGATTCCAAATACTTTTGCAATGCAGAGACAAATTATATGCTAGAAGAGTATATGAGCATGAAACGATTTAATCTACCATTAGCACGATCACTTGATGATGCAGAATATGAACGCGTAGTCATCTTTTCAGCTATTGATGAAGAGTATAATGCATTGATTAACGAAGAAACAAAGAAAAGCAATGGCTGAGAAAAAATTTATTATTGAGGTCCGAAGCAAAGGTTTTGGTAAAGCCAATGCTGATATGGACAAGCTGTCAAAGAATACCAAAAGATTTGGTGATGAAACGGAAAGACTGCGAGGTAGAACTAAAGGTTTAATTGGCTCATTAGGTTCATTAAGAAATAAAATCTTAGTGTACACCTTTGCATTAGGTGGAGCTGGAGCAGCCATGAACAAGTTTCTTCAGGCTGCATCTGGTTTTCAAGATGTGCAGACTAGATTAGTTGGTTTGACTGGTAGCACCGAAGCTGCAAAAGAAGCATTTGATGCATTTAACCAAATCGCAGCCACTACACCATTTGCATTACAGGATGTGGTTAATGCTGGAGCGCAGTTAGAAGCGTTTGGTGTGGATTCTAAATCTACACTTAGTGCCGTTACTGACTTGGCTGCATTTATGGGTACAAACGCAACCGAAGCGGCAAGTGCTTTAGGTCGTGCCTTTGCTGGTGGTGCTGGAGCAGCAGATATACTTCGCGAACGTGGTATCTTGCAACTGATTAAAGATTCACAAGGAATCAAAGATTTAACCAAACTTACATTACCAGAGTTTCGCAAAGCCTTGATAAGTGCAATGGTTGATCCTGTTGCTGGTATACAAGGCAGTAGTAAAAGATTATCTGAAACCTTTACTGGTGCAGTGTCTAATATGAATGATGCTATCACTAGGTTTGCAGCAATGATAGGTGAGGTTATGTTGCCATCTATGACCAAAATGGTTAATTCAGTAGAAGGTTTTTTTCGTGCATTAAACTTGCAAAGATTATCTCAATTAGCTACTGCGTTTGGTATTGTTACTTCGGCTGTAGTTATATCAAGAATTGAATTTAGTAAGCTACTTACCATTACTACGGCTCTTGGTGGAAAATATATGCTGTTAGTTAAAGCACTTACTGCGGTAGGAGTGGCCTTTGGTATTGATAAGTTGTTACAGGCAACCAACGCTTTTTCTAGTTTAAATACGCAAACTCAAGCCTTAAATACTAGCACAAACCAACTTAACAACAGTACACAGCAATACATAAATACTTTAGGCAATCAAACAATTACATTAGGCATGGCTGCAGATGTAAAAGATCGAATTAAGAAGATAACAGCAGACACAGTGTTATTAACCATGCAAAATAATGATGTAGATGAAAAACGTATTCGGGTTGCTCAAACCATTTTTCAAGCAGAACAAAATTTATCTGATGTGATGAAAAATAAAATAAAATTTGATCTTGAAAAAGCAGCACTTGGAGAATTAAATATTAAAATAGTAGCTGGCTTAACAGAAGAAGAACAAAAAGAAGCAGAAGCAATACAAAGATTGGTAATGGCAAGAGTGCATGCGATTCACACTAGTAAAGAAATGGTTTCTGTTTCTAATAATTTATCTGGAGCTATTAGCGGCTTAGGTACTGCGATGAATATTATGAGTGAGGAAACAGATAATGCTGGTCAAGAAATGCAACAGTTCATGCGAGTAGCTGGGGCATTGCTTGCAATTGCTGGTGGTCCAGTAGGTACTGTTGGAGCAGTTTTAGGTGCTATTGGTTCATTGCCTATTGCTCATACTGGTGGTTTAATTAAAAATAATAGTATTCAGCGATTTGCTCAAGGTGGCCAGGTGCAAGGCCAAGATAATGTACCAATATTAGCACAAGCTGGTGAATTTGTAATGCAACGCAGTGCTGTGCAAAATATTGGATTACAGAACCTAGCACAGATGAATCAAACTGGTAATGCATCTAGTGGTGTTACTGTAAATATACAAGGCAACATGATTGGAAATGATGAGTTTGTTAGAGATAATTTAATTCCACAGTTGCAAAAAGCAGCTAGTCAAGGTTTAGCATAATATGGCATTAAGCAATCCGCCTATTGCGCCAGATGTAAATGAAAATTGGTTATTTCAGTTTACAGCAGATAATCAAACTTGTTTAGAGTTTCATCCTGAGAGTGGTACTGGTAATAATGATGGTAGTTATATTGATTGTGGAAATGCATTAGCCAATATTTCACCAATAGTCAATTTTACAATTGAGTTTTGGATCAAATCAGATGATGTAACATCAGTAGATTTTCCAATAGTAGCAAAAACTGGCAATACGGAAGATGAGGATGATAACGATTCATTTATAATAAAACAATCCAATGATGATATTTTTATTCAATATGAATATGGAACTGGTAGCAATGTGACAAGAACAACAAGTTCTGTAGCATTAGCAGTAAATACATGGACTCATATTTCAGTAGTTAGAAGTGCTGTAACAGATGATATCAAGGTATATAAAAACGGAATTTTGGCAGAAACAGAATCAGATTCTACTACAGATGAAGATCCAACTGGTGCAGATAGCAGTGATCAAAGATTGTACCTTGGTGCAAATTTTGCTAAAACTAAATTTTATGATGGCGAATTGGCACATGTTAGAGTGTGGAATATAGCAAGAGACTCACAATCAATTGCTGATACATATAATAGCGTTGTGGATAGCAGCAATACTGGTTTAGTTGCCTATTGGAAATTAGATGAAGGTTATGGAACAATTGTATATGATTCTAGTTCAAATAGTAATAATGGAACATTGTCTACTGGGCATTCTGATAATTCAACAAACTTACCTACTTGGTCTAGTAATGGCTTTGATCAGTATATTCACGCATTTGGACTCGCATTGCGCGATACAGTAGTAGATAATAATTTTTATCATGGATCAATACTAAATAAAAACATTAGTCTGCGAGAGAGTATTGATATTACTAGTGGAAAATCAAGCACGTCAAACATTACTTTAACTAGTGCTAATTTTGAAACACAAGGTACAGAGTTTTATAAAACCATATTAAACAATGCAAAGCGTAATTATATTAATCGTAAAGTAATAGTTTATGCTCAGTTTTTTAATGAAGATACACTAAGTAATTGCCAAAAAATCTTTACTGGTAGATTAGTAGATATACAACTGAATCAAGATGGCAACGTAACTATGCAAATCAATAGCCATCGACCTTGGGATGGTATTTCATTTCCACAAACAAAAACCACTAATAATATTTATCAACCAGTTGTTTATGGCGATTATACAATACATGGTGATAGGGATTTAGTCAGAGATCATGCAAACGCAGTTTTTCCAGTACCTTTTAAACATAAAGGTGCTACAACAGATTTTTTAATAGTAACACCATTGGCATCAAGCGATATAAGACCATGCTATTATGATGCTACTGCAGATGCTTTTTTAGGTATTAAAGCAAGTAGCTATACTGCTGCTACTAAAAATTTAGATAGTGATTTTGATGCAAATACTAATATTGGTATAGTAAAACGTGAGATGCAAAGAAGATTTAGAATTAATCCAGTTACGTTTAGTTCAGATGGCTCTACTACATTTAATAATGCAAAAAATTTACTTTTAAATCATTATAATGTTTCTGGAGTTACACATGACTATTCTAGTTCAGTATCTGCTGAAGCAAAAAACTTTTATGCTAATTTTTCCTTTGAGATTGCAAAAGTAAATACTTTAGATTTAGATATAAAAGGCACTGTGACTACTCCAAATAATGGACAAGATGATGTTGATTTTACTTTAAGAGTTAATTTTAGTGGTAATTCTGGCAATTATTTTACTGGTCAAGTAGAAGCTGGGAATACCGCAACAAGTTTAACAGCTTCTAACTTAGTAAATAATACTTCTGAATCATCAACGAATTATGCAAAAATAAGTTTATTGCCATCTTTAAGTGCAAATAATTTAGCAGCAGTTAATTTGAGTAGTACAATTTCAGCAAGTGGTAGTAATCCAGTTAGTTTAGTTCTTATTATCACAGATTTAGTATTGTATTGTGATATACAACATTCATATGATGAAACCAAAGGCAGTACAAATAATAGTTTATCTAGTTTATCTAGCCTTAAATATCTTTACCTACCTATCGATGGCTTAACTGCATCATGGGATAGTGGTGCAATAAGTCATGGCCATGATGCACATAGAGATTTATTACAACGTTTTGCTGGCATTCCGAGTACTGACCCGGAAGTTAATAGTGGCGAAGCATGGACTGTTTTAAATACAGATCGTGCTATTAATAATTGGAAAATTCGATATTGGCAATTAGAACCAGTATTATTAAAAGATATGCTTGATAAACTAGCATATGAATTTGGATTTGTAGCAAAGTTTACGGCCGATGAAAAAATGAAGTATATCTATGTTAAAAAGTCTACTGAGTTATCGGCTACATTAAATTTAACTAAAATGGATATTAATAAAGTAAATATTAGCACTACTGGTATAAATAATGTTGTAACACAAATGGATATTTCTAATAAGTTACATCCAGCAGACTCTAATCGTTATTACGCTACTACAAATGCATTGAACAATACTTCACGAGCAAAATATAATCTTGGAGATAAGGAAGGTATACAGACTATTAATTTAGATGCTAATGTGGGCACAATTCCTAGTACAGCAGATGCAGATTGCAACGCAGACTTTTATTCTTATTATAATAATATTGTAGGTGATGTTAAAATTCTAGTTAAATGTGATATAGTTAATCCCATGAAAGGATGTCAATTAGAAACTGGTGATGTAATTACTTTTTCGGATATGCCTGTAGAAATGTTTGGTACAGATTTTGACAATACTACATATTTTATGATTGTAGATTTAAATCGCTCACCTGGTAAAGTGAGCATTACAGCAAGAGAGGTAGGTTAATGGCAAATAACATTGGAGTACCAAAATTTTTTACGGACCTAATTGCATATCATCGAGGTCGTGGTAGTGCAATCGGATCGGTTACAGCAACTGATGCATCTAATAATTTTATTGGTTTACCATCAAGTAACACTATTTCTGATTTATTGGATTTACGTCCATTAAATCAAGTAACCTTTGATACTAGCGCAGATACCGATGGGCATGTGCTTTGTACGTTTCATTTTTCTACTGCTAGTTATAGGCAAAATTATATTGCAATTTTAAATCATAATCTTGCCACAGCGGTTGGTAAAATAAGAATTTTTGCTGGCAACGCATCTAGTGACATAACTGCCTTAGATGGAGCAAATATTGATATTACTCATCCAGATACTGATGCGGAGTGGCAAAATATTACCACTACTGAAGTAGTAAATGCTGATGCAATAAATGTTGCTAGTGGAAATAAAAGCGTAGTTATTGAGCCAGCAACAGATGGAACTACTATTATTACGTTTACGGAACAAGATTTACGTTATTGGGCAATTCAGTTCGAAGGCAACACTACAAATACTGGTGCAGCAAATAATGGTACTTGGGGCAGTACAGATCTTGCTGTTGGCGGAATTATGATTGGCCAAGCATTTGAAATGGTACAAGCTCCAGATGTTCAGTTAACACGATCTATAGTCTATGATAAAGTAAAAGTTCAAGAATCTGTTGGTGGAAATCGATATGCTAGTGCTACTAATATCGGTAGGTTAGCATCTACAGGCAATAAAAGTCCATTTAATCTAGGTACAAATGGTCAAAATACTTATGGCGGAAGGCAAGTATTTGATTTGAATTTTAGTTATTTAAATAAATCTGATTTACTTAACCAGCAATCCTATTCATATATTTATTCTGATGATACAGTAATATCAAGAGTCTGGAATATAACCGATGGTCCAACAAGGCCATTTATATTTTGCATGAATAAAGATACTGTTGGGGATAGCAGCGAAACTGATTACATGTTTGCAAGATTTAACCAGGATCAACTAGCTATGCAACAAATTGCGCCAAATGTGTATAGTTGCAAAATGAGCATTGCAGAAGAGTTTTAGTTCTGTGGAAACCTGTGGAAAAAACCATGCATTTTAGTGCGTTTTTATGCATATTTTGCTTAAATTAAGTATAACAAAAAACCCACTAAAATCAGTGGGTTTCTCGTCGGTAATTCACTACTTTGCCCGGGTGGTGGAATTGGTAGACACTATGGACTTAAAATCCATTGGCTCTCCGTCAGTAACACCACCTTTTTGTGGAAATATGTGGAAAATTACCGCTGTTGTCTCTTTTTTTGTGGTTAATTATTAACAATATACAAGCTCTCCAATACATCTTGAATATAGTTACGTTGACTTTCATTCTGCATCACACCTCTTTGATTCTTTTAAGTACTCAATTATTGAGTCAAACATATCCACATTCCATGCATTTTTTACATTTACAATAGCGTTCTTAAGTCCAACTGCACAACTATTAACGTCTTGAATATCTTGTTCCATCTCGGCCTTATCTTTTTCTTTCATTACGCAACCCCTATCTTACGATTAAAAGCGTTATCAATGGAATCATTTATCTTATCCATAGTCGCATGAGATACTGGTGCGTAATGCTTGGTAACTACTGATTGTGTAGAATCGCCAATAGCGTAGCCAGCAAGCTGTATATCACCATTTTCTTCCTCAGCCAACTGTGCCTTTAACCTACGCAAATCATGGCATGTAAACTGGATTTTAGTAATAGCATTAATTTCCTTGATGATTCTATTGAGCTTATTATATGCAAATGGCAATGGTTTTTCTTTACCTTGATCTTTCCACTTACGAAGTATATCCATTACAATGGGATGCTGCTTGGCTAATTTGCGCGTTTTCTTGCGTTTTGGTAGTAAGCTAATAGTACGCTCATTAAAATCAATATGATGCCATTCTAGTTCTTTTTTGCGGTTTCTGTAATTATAGCCTACTAACTCTTTTGCTCTTGCGCCTGTGTATGTGTACAATGTCAGTATATCTCTTTGAAACTCAGATAATTTCGGATGATTAAAAAGACTAAGTATTTCATTGTCTTCCCAGATCTTAAATTCTAGATCTTCTACCTCAGAAGCATTATAGCGGTCTGTTTTTGTAATGACCTCAAAGTTAACCATGCCACGACCTTGGCTGCCGCCATTAGTAGTTGCCCACATAAAGATATTACGTAAATCACGTAAGTAACTATTAATACCATTACGTTTGCATGTCTTGGATCGATGTGCTTTATATATTTCCCAACCTAGTAAACCGTCTTTTTTTGTACCGCGTATATTATCAATTGGCGTGTCTAATGGAAATACTGCTGCGACACTATTCATTACTGACATGTATCGATTGCTTGTAAGTTGATTAAGTTTTGTATCTAGCACATTTGTCGTATAGCTGTCAAAGACATCTTGAATTGTTACAGCTACGTCTGCTTGGTAATACATCGCGTGCCAGATTGGATTGTTGGTTTTGAAGTAATGCGCTATGTTTTCCCAGCGACGAAGCTCTTCATTAGCGTCATTTTCATGCTGAAATGTAGCTTTTTGCCACTTACCTTTGACCGGGTCAAAGTATGATAGAACATACGGTTTTTTAGCGTTCTTTTCCCTTCGCTTGTTGATTGATGCCATGGTGTTGTCTCCTCATGTGTTGTGGTGTGTTGTGTTAATTTACTTCGTTAAGAATTACTGATTTCGTAAAAATCTTGATTGGTTTTTCAAGCTTAATTTTTACGGCACATTGTGTTTTTAAAGTTTTATTTTTATAACGATATTTGATTGGAAAATCTAAATACTCAGTCATACCAGTTAGCCATTTCATG